GCGCCGAAGAGCAGCGAGGAGATCAGGTCCGGCTGGCGCATGAGGGGTCCATGCAGATCAATGATGCCAATACCGTCCACCACGGAGAGCAATGCGTTGCGTGTGGGCTCAGGCAGTTGAATGCGGGCATCAAAAAACGCCACGGCCTGCGCCACCATGCCTTGCATAGCATCGGTGGTGATGAGCCAGGGTTGGCGGGAGAGAAGAGAATCGAGCGCAGTCACGCTCCGGCGGGAGTGTCAACAACGGGCGGTTGAATCAAAGCGCCGCCACTCGGCTTCCACAGCATTTCAAGTGGCACGCCGTATTTGGTGGCCGTCTCGAGAATCATCTTCGCATCGCGGGCGCGGCGCTCCAGTTCCTCACCGAAGTCTGCGCCCAGTTCTTCATAGTGATCGCTGATGGTCTTGAGGCCCATTTCCACATCCGAGCGATTCTGCTGCGCCTCACGACCTGCATCGACGCTGAGCTTGCGTGGTGTCACACAACTGATTTTCCACCATCCCTGGACGGCCGGCAGTTCGCCACGATCAATGGCATCACCGATCACGTAGAACCATACGGGCTTGATGAAGCGCTGAATGAGGATCATCTGGCGATACGAAAAACGTCGGTCCGCTTTGGCCACCACCAAGCGCACGCCTGCACCGCCCACTTTGGACGAATCCGCAGCAAACTCATACGGAAGAACGCCGAGCGCGGCATCCCGGCGCAAATGCTCCAGGAACCCGGTGAAGGTGGGCGATGGTCGCTTGGGCTCAAACGAGTCGAGCGATTCGTTGGTCTTGAGTGCCACGAGTTTGCCGCCGGTGATCTGCTGAAGGGAGGTCGGGTTGGTGCCTTCGCCCGACTCGGCCTCTTGGCCCTCGATGGCGAAGTCGGAATCGTCGCCAAGGTCACCGGACTCGGTTTTGAGCACGCGGGTGACGTCGCAGTTGTCCTTCACGGCGTGCTTCTCAAGAGCGAGCAATTCCATCTCATCGAGGATGTGATTGATGGAATGCTGAATGGTCGGGGCGTTGCGCACCGACGTGGCTTGCTCCGGTTCAAACACATGCAGCACGCTTTGAGCTGGCAGTTCGCGTGCGGATTGATCCTCCAGCACACGGTAGGACACTGGTGCGCCCCAAGCGTCCAGTGTGATACCATGGAACGACTGCATGGAAGTGTTGCCCTCACCGATGCGGTGCGATTCGATCAATTGCAGCGCGGTAATGCCGAGGCGGCTGCGCGTGAGGTGGATGAAGTATTCGCCGTCCACGTCCATGCCTCGGCAGACCAGCGATTGCACTTCCTCAAAGCTGAACCGCCCGGTGATTTCACAGCGCGTGGACCAGGCGCGGAAGTAGGCTTCCGCTTGGCGATTCCAGGCCACGTCGTCTGACTGGGCCTGTGGGCGAATGCCATCCCCCGTAGAATAGATCGCCATGTTGTTGACCATCTCCCGCACGAAGCCGGAGTTCTTAGCGAGGTAGCGGGAACGGCGCACCAGTTCGCGATGAATCTGAGGCGTGAGATCACGCTTGGCATCACGAGGCGCAGGGCCAGGCACCGTGCCTCGTCGAGGTGAGGCGTTGGCGGATTCATAGACCGAAGACCAGGCCTTCGGCAGCAAAGCGGGTGGCAGCCATTGGGTCGCCCATTGTTGAAGACCGTTCATTTGGCGAGGTGGTTGATGGAGGAGGTCGCGACACGGCGACGACGGCCATAGGTGGCGGGATCAAGAGCGCGCAGCGCATGAGCGCATTCCTCCAGCGTTTCTTTGACGGTCATAGGAAACTGCTTGGTGGCGTTCGATCCGCTATCGGCCCAACTCATGAGAGTCTTGCCCTCCATGAGCATCTCTTTGGCTCTCGCCTGAATGCGGAGAACTTCTGCGACGGTGAAACCGACAGTGAACAAACCTTGCGCCATGAGCAGCGGCGGCTGTCAACGCCCGGCATCCTTCACGTCACGTTTGATCTCATCGACGGTGAGCCGGATGTAGTTCACGTCGGTTTTGACCACGTCGGTGGCGCGCTCCAGCACGTTGATCTTGATGTCGTGGGATTCGATGCGCTGGCGGTCCTCGTTGCGCAACAGTTCCAGGTGACGAAGTGTGCTGGTGTGCACTCCCCACGCTGTGGCTCCGGCAATGACGAGCGAGAGGATCTGCACGAGATGCCCGAGGCTGATGGTGGAATCAAAACGTGGTTGGGTCATGCGTCGATGAGCTTGAGTATGGAGGCCGGTGTGACAAAGCCCAGCGTGCTGAGCGTGCCGCCGCCCTTGAGGAAGCGGATGCGCGTGGTGATCCAGTCGCCCTCGCGTTCTTTTTCGGATGAGGTTGGATCAAGCGAGGTGTTGCCCTCGATGGTGGCCATGCTTACGCCACGCACGGCTGTCACGATGCCGGCATGGCCGTTGTTGGTGCGGCCATGGCGTGCGAGCCAGATGGAGCCGGGTTCAGCGCTGGCCGACAAAAGTCCCAGCTTCCGGAAGTTCACTGCACTGGTGACGCAGTGGGGCGTCATCGTCTGCTGCCAGCGTTTGATCTGAGCGGGTGTGGCTGCCAGTGAACGCAAGGCGGCGAGCACGATGCCTTCGCAAAACGCGGCGCAGTAGGCCCAGCCTTCCTGCCAGGGTGATGGGCGCATCAGCAAACGCAGCTCATCAACGAGGCCACGGTCGGGTCCGGGAGTGGCCGGGTTGTCCCATTCGGTATTTGGCTTCACTTCTCGCAGACCGGTGAACCGGCCTGCCTGGCGAATGATCGCGCTGGAGAGAGATTCCGGGGTCATGGCTTCCTCCAGTTGATGCGGAGGCGGCCGTAGGCGGCGGTGGCGAGACCGCCGAACTGCGCGAGCGTGTCCCAGTTGGCGGCCACCAGATCGACCATCCCCTGTGCCTCGTTGGTGGGCAGATGGAGGCCGAAAATGCGGCCGATGGCCCCGATGGCCGAGATGAGAATGCCTGCGTAGGTGAGCTTGCCTTGGAGAGTTTGGGGTGGGTTCATGCCCACGGCGGCCGTGTCAATCTGCGGCCGGCTCAGTCTCCTCTTCAGGCTCGGCACCAGTTTTGACCGACTCCTGCCCCACGAGCTTGAGCATCACGGCGGCAGCCACCTGCATCGCCTCGCAGTCCCAGTAATGATTTGGACGTTTGCCAATGCGTTCCCACAGCCACTTGCCGCCTTTGCGCACGCGCTGCTCGCTCTCCATCTGCGTGAGGTAGTCGTCGCCTGCATCCTCGGCGATTTCCCAGGTGGCACCGCGTTCCGGGTCTTGATTGCGCCGCAATCGGGCGAGCATGTCTTTGATGTTCAGATTGGACCAGTAGAACACCGAGCAGGTCTGGCCACGGCCCAGCACTACCTTGCGACGTGGTGAGTAAAACCGATGCACGCCGCGACCATCTTTGGTGCGGTGAACGTAGGTGGCACGACGGTCGCCCATGAGCGCCACCCAGCCGTGCTTGGCGCATTCGCGATACACATCATACGTCGCGTGACCGGCATCGACGAACACGAGATTGGCGTGGATGGAGAACTGCTCCTGCAAACTTAGCACCTCATCCCAGGTGGGCACGCGTTCGCGCCACACCAAGCGCGATGAACCATCGAGCGACCAGCCGCGCACGATCACAAAGAAGTGGTCCATCTGGCAGTCCACCGTCATGAACCGCAGCGGAGCCGCTGCCTGGGCCGGATCGAAGGGCGGAGTGAGGAACTTGCCATGCTTGCTCACTGCGGCTTCATCATCCCACGTTTCGCCAAGACGATAACCACTGGGCATGATCTCCAGTTTGAAATCCTCCAGGTAGTCACGCCACGGCAGCGCGAGGCGCTTTTGATAGAACTGTCGCAGCGGTTCCAGATCACCCTGCTTCGCCGCCGCCTTGGCCCGCAGATACAATTCCGCGAGCCTGCCCCAGCTCATCGCGCACAGTGCGTTCCAGTGGAAACCCACGTTTTCCGGTGACGCATTCAAATTGGTGCGCACATAACGACCCGTGGTGCTGAGCACACGTCGCGTGCGGTCGCTGTCATCAAACGCATGGCCACAGCCCTCACAAGTCAGCGAGGCGGTTTCACGCACGCGGGCGAAGTTCCATTCGCCCTCCTCATCGCGGGCGTCCTTGCTCCATTCCACGTTCTCCCATTTGAAAGGCTGGCGTAGGTCACAATGTGGACACGCAAAGGTCCACTCGCGCATGTCAGTGGTTTCAAACTTGCGGTGCGTGTCGTCGTTCTCCTCGCCGCCCTGGCTCATGAACAGGCACTTGCCCAACCAGCCGAAGGCGGTGACGCGTGCTTCGGCTTCAGCCATGTGCCCAGTCGGCCAACGCCAGGTTTCATCGCCTATGAGCCAGCGAATGGATCGCCGTTGCAGGTTAGTCTTGTTGTGA